CGCGAGATCTGGACACTAGACTCTCTGGCAGGTTGCTATTTGAGCGAAGCGGAGATGTTGTCTGTCCTGTCAGATGACTCGCAAAAGCGAGTTAACTGGCAGTTCAATTAGTAAACTGCCGCTTCACCGGAAGGTGAGGCGTCCAGTCGTGAGTGCATAGGCTATGGATTCAGTTAACCTCCAAATTAGGGAGGGCTGATGAAAAGCCTGATGTCACTCTGGTCCCAGCTAGCAGAGGAATCTGCTAGCTTATGTTGCACAAGCGCCACGCGAGACATTAATACCGTCTCGCGTCGGATCGAACATGAGGGGTTGTCGTTTTTTACGATAACCCTACCTGATTTTGGAAAAGCTACCCAAAAGTGGCTTGACCAGGGTCAGGTCGGTATCCACACCGCGTTCCGAAAGGAGCGTGGTGGAAGTCTCCCCCTATTTTTGGGAGGTTTCTTCAACCGTGTGTTCGACCGGAGTAGTGGCTTGTTACTCGATGATCCTTGTATCGATTCTATTCTTGCCTTACGTCAGCTAACGCTGATGTTCGGTAAGATGCAGATGGATTGCTCGAAAGAGCGCCAAGCTGCAGCGATACAGAATTACGTCGAGTGTGAGCAGGATGTCCGTCAATTTGACAGTGAGCTCAGCGGAAAAGATATTGCTGAGTTCACGCAAATGTCAAATTTGCTATTCGGGCAGGTATTTACCCGTTGGGATAGAGATATCTTTTACGGAAACCTCGTACCGAAGCATGGACCAGGATCTACAGCTGATGGTATTTCTGGTAACAGAAAATACGAACAGCCTACCTGGACCAGACGACTCGAAGCAGTTTTTCCTGCTTCTGAGTACCTTATTCCTAACTACCGGTTTTATCCGGAGTTACGTAAGGTGTCCATCCTCGAACCCGGTTCCGAGCAACCTGTGAAGGTTACTCTGGTTCCTAAGACGTTGAAGACACCGAGGGTAATTGCTATGGAGCCAACCTGCATGCAGTATATGCAGCAGGCGCTTTATGGCAGTTTCCTCAGACACTATGAGGGGGATGAACTCCTCTCACAGTTGATTGGATTTGACGACCAAATTCCTAATCAGGAAATGGCTCGTCAAGGTTCGATTGATAACCGAACCGCAACACTCGATCTGAGTGATGCTTCCGATCGTGTCTCCAATCAGCTCATAAGGGCTATGTTTAACCGGTGGCCTCTCTTAGATGAGGCTGTCGGGGCAACACGGTCCCGTAAGGCTGAGTTACCTGGTGGGCGTACAATACGCCTTTCCAAGTTTGCGTCGATGGGTTCAGCACTTTGCTTCCCTATTGAAGCAATGGTCTTTACGACATTGATCTTCATGGGGATTCAAAGATCGCTTAACACGTCACTTTCCCGACAAGACGTAAAACGTTTTGTCGGCTCGGTGCGCGTCTATGGGGACGATCTTATTGTCCCTGTAGATCACGTGCTTACCGTTG